AGCTGGTTTCCAAATAGTGTTGGACACAAAAGGTATTGTAAATTCGACCTCATCAGATGTACGAAGATCAACAATTTCTGAATAACCCTGATTAAAATCATATGAATTTAAAGAGGTAATATCAGTTCTACCAGAAGGCACAAAAGATATCCTCAAACGACCTGAATGATAGGCTGTTTTAGTGACTTGAATCTTAAATTTAAGCGATCCCCTCCAAAACCTAAACATCAATGACACATAACCAAGAGCAGTGGAATTAAAAATAGGATTACCATTAACAATTTTATAGTCCAACGCGCCAGGTGAAACAACGGTCGAAAAGAGAAAAGTGCCAGGAATAGCAGAATTCGACCAAGGAAATGACGTAAGAAAGGATTCATGTTTACAAATAAAAGCAATATCCATTTCGTCTACGTCAGACCCAAAAACATCCTGTCGTGTACCAATTTCATTATCAGCACATGAAGCCAACACCAAAGAATTGTCAATACCATCTGATTGAGTGAAACCATATCCAGGTATATTAATTAATTTATTAGTGGGAATTAAATTAGATGGTTTAGAAAGACCAAAATATGAAGCAACACCAGAAGCTGCATTAGCGATCCAAGATATAGGTGTCAAATAATCTCCAATGAAAGGTAAAGTCTGCCCCATAGTAGCCATTCTTCCAATAGTAGACATGGGTGTAGAAATAACTCCAGTAGCAGCCTTAGAAACTGCTTCACCTACTTGTGCTTTAGGTAATGGTCGGTCGAATTCATCATAATAATCCCAAGTTAATGAGACATTATCCAAGGAATCGCTCTTTTGTTTACAACAACCTAAAATCTGTGCATGAGGTAAATCATCAAAAAGATCTTCATAATCAACGGATCGTCTATATCTACCAGGTGCAACTTTTTCTGTAGCGGAAGTTAATAATTCCCTAAACTTTTTCCTAAAACATTTACTCTTACAATCGGGATTTTTAAGAATATGAGTTTTGAGGTCAGTAATTATGCCTGAAAATGAACCCAGGTTATTAGGAACAGCTGTAGGAATTTGTAATGAAATATTAGTAAATCGTGCAAAAACAGTAACCGTAGCACTTCCACTTTGCAATGGATTTAAAACGGAAATTCTAACTGTGCCTAAATCTCCAATACCGCGCGCCAAATCATAATGTGTAAAATAAGAAACATAAGGAATTGTCAATATACCTACATTACCAGAGC